GAGCAACTGGTGCAACTTTTGTATTAAAGTTCATTGGTGTTTCAGCTTCTTCGGACGCTAGCTAATAAATTCATGGAGCTCCTTCGGGAGCTCCACATTAAGGAGAAAATAAAATGGCAAGTAAAGGCGACATACAAGCAACGCGATCAACAGCTGCAGCTGGAGCAACAGCAATTGTTGCACCTCCAGTAAGACTTAGAGCAATTTCTGTTGCTTCTGATGGAGTTGGAGCGGGTGTTTTAGAATTAACAACAACATCTAATTCAGGAGCAACTCTTTTAATTGTGGATGTTCCATCAGGAGATGTTTTAACTTTAAATTTTCCAGAAGATGGAATTTTATTTCCAAAAGGAATTTTTTGTAAAACTAAAACTAACGTTGCTGCTTATACATTATTTACAGATAAATATTCTGGCCCAGGTTTAACAGCATAGGAGGTTTACGTGGCTAACACTACTTCCGGAACAGTTGTCTTTGATAAGAACTTTTCTATAGATGAAATTATAGAAGAGGCTTATGAAAGAATTGGTCTACAACCCGTTTCTGGTAATCAGTTAAGAATTGCTAGACGTTCTTTAAATATTATGTTTCAAGAATGGGGTAATCGAGGATTACACTACTGGGAAGTTGCGAATAATTCTATTACTTTAGTTGATGGTCAAGCAACCTATACAATGTTTAGATCTACATCAGATGGAACATCTGATGCGACAGCTGTTTATGGAGTCGATGATGTTTTAGAAGCGGTTTATAGAAATTCATCTAGTGTAGACACTCCACTTACAAAGATTAATAGATCTAGTTATCAAGCTTTGTCTAACAAAACTTCTGAAGGACAACCTACACAATATTTTGTACAAAGATTTATTGATAAAGTAACTATTACTTTATATTTAACTCCAGGAACTAGTGAAGCAGGAAATACAATTAATTATTACTATGTTAAAAGAATTCAAGACGTTGGAGATTATACCAACGCTACTGATGTACCTTATCGTTTTGTTCCTTGTATGGCATCTGGTTTAGCTTTTTATTTAGCTCAAAAATTTGCACCAGAAAGAACTCAAGAATTAAAATTATTATATGAAGATGAATTACAAAGAGCTTTAGCTGAAGATGGTTCTTCATCAAGTTCTTTTATAACCCCTAAAACATATTATCCAAATGTCTAATTTATCAAGAGGAAAATATGCTCAGTTTATATCAGACCGATCAGGTCAAGCATTTCCATATACTGAAATGGTAACAGAATGGAATGGTTCTAGAGTTCATATTTCAGAGTACGAGCCTAAGCATCCACAGTTAGAACCAAAACCGCATACTGCAGACCCACAAGGTTTACCTGATGCTAGACCTGCAAGAGTTGAACCTGCAACTGAAAATTTATTACCTGGTAATCCTTTTAGTTTAACTTCAGGATCAGCGATCGTTACTGTTACTGAACCTGGTCATGGAAGATCCACATCAGACGTTGTTGTATTTAGAAATGTTGATGGAAGTCCAGGAGGTATTGCCTTTACAGTATTTGAAAATGCATCAGGATTTAGTATAACAAAGATAAATAATGACAGTTATACATTTAATTGTGGAAGCACAGCAACTGTTACAGAAAAATCAGGAGGAATGTCACTGACCGCAGGTCCAGTTACGTTAACACCATAATGGCAGGATTTACATACGCAACACTTACAACTGCAATTCAAAACTACACTGAAGTTGATAGTAATGTTTTAACTTCTACAATCACCGATCAGTTTATTGAAAATGCAGAACTTAGAATTTTTAGAGATGTACCGATTGATGCATATAAAAAACAATCAACGGGTAATTTAGTAACAGGTCAAACAACCATCAACGTACCGGCAAAAACAACTTTTGTTAAAGGTGTTCAAGTTTATACATCTACTTCTGTAGCAACAGGTACTAATACATGGTTAGAAAAGAAAGATGAGTCTTATTTACAAGAATATATTCCAGCTGAAACATCCACAGGAACACCTAAATATTATGCAATGTTTGGAGGAGCAACAGGAATAACAGATACGACTTCTGGAAGATTATTTATAGCACCAGCTCCAGATAATACTTATGTATTCAAAATTCATTATATGGCTATTCCAGAGGGTCTATCTAGTAGCAACACAACAACTTATATTAGTCAATATTTTGGAAATGGGTTGTTATATGCGTGTTTAATAGAAGCCTATGGATATTTAAAAGGTCCTATGGATATGTTGACACTATATGAAAATAAGTATAAACAAGAAATTGAACAATTTGGTATTGAACAAGTTGGAAGAAGAAAACGTGATGACTATACCGATGGTACAGTTAGAATTCAACTTCCTTCTAGATCACCGTAATTAAGGAGACACTATGGCAATTACATCGGCAATATGCTCATCATTTAAAAGAGACCTTTTAAAAGGTAAGCACGATTTTGATACATCAGGTGATGGTGGAGACAGTTTTAAAATTGCGCTTTACACAAGTTCAGCAACTTTAGATGCATCAACTACAGATTATTCTACATCAAACGAAGTTACAAATACTGCTGGAAGTGCTTACACAGCAGGTGGTGAAGCATTAACAAACACTGGTGTAGGTCTAACTTCAACAACTGCATTCACAGATTTTTCTGATGTGTCTTGGACATCAGCTTCTTTTACAGCTAATGGAGCATTAATTTATAATACAACAACAGACGGTGGTACAGGTACAACTGACGCTGTTTGTGTTATTGCTTTTGGTTCTGACAAGACTGCAACTAATGGAACTTTCACAATTCAGTTCCCTGCAAACGATTCATCGAACGCAATCATAAGACTAGCATAGGAGTAACCCATGTCGGGATGGGGACGATTTACCTGGGGCCAAGCTTACTGGGGTGAGGATGATTTACTCGCTACAGGCTGGGGTGCCAAAGCTTGGGGTGCAAGTAATTGGGGAGATCTTTCTGGAGAAGTTGTAAACGTTACTGGTTTACAAATTACATCTACATTAAATGATAATGTCACTGTTTCAGGTGCCGCTGTTATTGAACCAACAGGTTTAGCTGCAACCTTTACATTAGGAACCATTACAAATGTTATTGATGTAACAGTTAGTCCAACAGGACAATCTTTTACTGCAAGTCAAGGAACTATCACTACAGATATTTCTGTTACACCAACAATTACTGGTTTAGAAATTCCATCAGCTCTTGGTGTCATTGATCCAGCAGATCAAGTTATGGGTCTAACTGGACTTTCAATTACATCAGCACAAGGTACAGCGGTTGCACCAAACGAAGATGTATCGGTTACAGGTTTTGAAATTACATCAGCACAAGGTACACCAACTGTTGAAACTTTAACCTTAGTTGAGCCTACAGGTCTATCTATTACATCAACACAAGGTACAGCAATCGCGCCAAATGATGCTGTATCACTAACTGGTTTTGAGATTAGTTCACAACTGGGTATTATTGTTGGTACAGGATCCGTGAATGTTCAACCAACAGGTCTTTCTTCTACATTATCGGTAGGAGTCATTGATCCAGCAGATCAAGTTGTAGGTTTAACTGGATTATCGTTTAATAGTGCCATTGGAACCATTCCAGAAATTGATGACCAGGTTGTTGGTTTAACTGGTTTTGCAATATCAGCAAATTTAGGTACACCATTTATTATTCATTATCAGGATGTTGACACTGGCTCAAATACGGCTTATAGTGGCGTTTCAACGGGTTCGAATACTTCTTATTCGGATGTTGCAACAGGATCAAATACAAGTTATAACGATGTAGCGGCATAAGGAGAAAATATGGCTTCAACATATACACCATTAGGTGTTGAATTAATGGCAACTGGCGAAAACGCCGGTACTTGGGGAACAAAGACTAATACAAACTTAAATATCATCGAGCAGATTCTTGGTGGTTTTAATCAAGTTTCTATTGCAGGGGGTGCACAAACTACAGCGCTAACTGTTTCTGATGGAGCGACTACAGGTACCGCTCAACATAGGATGATTGAGTTTACTGGTACAATTACTGGAAACCAAATTGTAACCATTCCATTGGATGTTCAAACTTTTTATGTAATTAAGAATTCTACAACAGGTGCATTCACTGTTCAGTTTAAATATGTATCTGGATCAGGTACAACATCAACTTTTTCAGCAACAGATAAAGGAACTAAAATTTTATTTGCAAAAGCAGATGACGGAACAAATCCTAATATTGAAGACGTTTTATCAAATTCATCAACAATCAATTTGGTCAATCAAAATGAGGTCAGATTCGAAGATGCTAGTGGTGGTGAGTATGTGGCTTTAAAAGCCCCTACAACAGTAAGTTCTAACTTAACTTTAACATTACCTTCCGCAGATGGAACTAGCGGACAGGCACTAACTACTAACGGATCTGGAGCTTTAAGCTTCTCTGATGCTGGAATCGGTATTGGAAAAGCTATTGCAATGGCAATCGTTTTCGGGTAAAAGGAGACAATTATGGCAAACCCAAATATAGTAAATGTAACAGACATTAGAGGCGAGTCGGTCGGCTGGAATTTAACAGCGACTACGACTACAACTTTAATGACTGTGTCTGCAGATAAATTAATTAAAATTAACAGAATGACAGTTGCAAACGTTGATGGAACAAACGCAGCAGATGTAACTGTATTCGTTGACACAAGTGTGCAAACATCTTCAGGTGCAACTGTAGCAAGTGGTGCAGCAGATGTTTATTTAGCAAAAACAGTTTCTGTCCCAGCTGACGCAACGTTAGTATTAGTGGACACACCAATCTATCTAAGAGAAGGTGATATTTTAAAAGGTGGAGCAAGTGCTGCTTCGGACTTAGACCTATTCATCTCATTCGAAGTACTAGACGACGCATAAGGAGGTTCTAACTAGCTATGGCAAATGGCGGAATTATAGGACCAGAAAATAAAACCAGTTTTGGTAAAGACACAGTTACGACCAAAACATCTACGGGAGATATTACTACACAACCAGGAACTAGAATTGTTGATGCAGTAGTAGTTGGTGGTGGTGGAGCTGGTGGTAGAAATGCCAATGGAGTTTTTGATGGAGGAGCAGGTGGTGGTGGAGCAGGTGGTTTTTTAAGTCAAACAAATTTAACTGTTTCTGGTAATACTGCTTATCCAGCAACTATTGGAGCTGGAGGATCAGTTCCCGCAAATGCACCCTCAGGACAAACTGGTGGTAATGGAAATGATTCAACTTTAGTTATAGGATGCACAACTTACACTGGAGGAGCAGGAGGTGGAGGAGGAACAACTGAACCTTCTCCTTCAAGAGATGGAGCTAGTGTACCTCTAGGTTCAGGTGGTGGAGGAGGATCAAGTAACACAGTAACTCCTGGTGTTGGAGGCACTGGTGGACCACAAGGTAATTCAGGTGGACCTACAAGTGGTTCAACTCAAAATTATGCAGGTGGTGGAGGTGGAGGATATTCTTCAGCAGGAACTGCTTCAATAGATACCCCAAATGGAAATGGTGGTGCCGGAGGTACAGGTGTTTCAAGTAATATAACAGGAAGTTGCGTATCATACTCTGGTGGTGGAGGAGGTGGTGGAAATACCTCTGGAGGTGCTGGTGGAGCAGGAGGTGGGGGAACTGGTGGTTCTCAACCTAATATTGATGCAACTACTGGAACAGCTAACACTGGTGGCGGTGGCGGTGGCGCAGGAAGAGATTCAGGTTCTTGTGGAGCAAATGGAGGTTCTGGAGTTGTCATCGTAAAAGAATTAAACAAAGCATCAGGCATGTGGTCACTCACTGAACAGTTAGATAGTTTAGAAGCAGGCACATGGCCGAAGAGATTAGTGAATATAGATTATTTAGTCGTGGCTGGTGGTGGAGGTGGTGGAGCAAACTGTGGAGCAGGAGGTGGAGCAGGAGGTTTTAGAACTTCTTACTGTTCTCCAGCAAGTGCAGTAGAATTAAGTTTAGGAAGTTATACAATTACAGTTGGAGCAGGAGCTGCAGGTGGAAGTGGAACTAGTCCAGGAATTGGACCACAAGGAAATCCATCATCTTTCTTTGGAATTATAAGCACTGGAGGTGGTTATGGTGGAGGAGGAAGTAATGAATGTGGAGGTTCTGGAGGATCAGGTGGTGGGGGAAGTGGATATTGTAGTGCAGGATCAGCTGGATCAGGAAATACTCCACCCGTAAGCCCATCTCAAGGAAATCCAGGTGGAGGTAGTACAGCAGTTCCAGGACAGAGAGCAGGTGGTGGAGGTGGTGGAGCAAATGCTGCTGGAACATCAGCAAGCACACCTGCGGTAGGTGGAGCAGGAGGAGCTGGTTCTTCAAATAGTATTTCTGGTAGTTCAGTGACTTATGCTGGTGGCGGTGGAGGATCATCTCAACTAAGCACTCCAGGAGCAGGTGGATCTGGAGGTGGTGGTGCAGGTGGTTCTGGTCCTTCAGTTCAAGGTGGAGCAGGTACAGCCAATACTGGAGGTGGTGGTGGAGGTAGTGGACCAGGACCAGCTTGCGGTGTTACAGGTGGTCAAGGCGGTTCAGGAATCGTGGTCGCTAGAGCACCTTCAGGTTCAGGAGTTATTTTCTCAGCAAGTCCAGGATGTGCGGGATCTGTATCTGGAGCACCTAATGGAGATTTAGTTGCAACCTTTACAGCTTCAGGAAATTTAGGAATTTTAGATAGTGGATGTGGTGTCGCTTTAGATTATTTAGTTGTAGCTGGTGGTGGAGGCGGTGGTGGAGGTTCAGAAGGTGGTGGAGGAGGTGCTGGAGGATATAGAGCATCGGGATTTGGTCCAGCGCCATTACAAGGAACTGCAGTAAAAGCAGCAACAGGAACAAATTATACAATCACCGTTGGAGGAGGTGGAGCTTCAAGAACTTTAACAAGTCCGACAGGAGGTGGATATCAACCTGGTGGAGCTGGATCTGATTCAGTATTTTTATCAATAACTTCAACAGGCGGTGGTGGCGGCGGAGGCGGATCTCCAAACGTACCTGGAACAAATGCACCAGGTGGATCAGGTGGATCAGGAGGTGGAGCAAACTTTGCAGGTAGTTCTGCAGGATCTGGTAATACTCCTCCTGTTGACCCACCACAAGGTAATGCTGGAGGAGCTGGTGGTGGCGCTAACGGAGGTGGTGGAGGTGGAGCTTCCGCTACTGGAGGAGCAGGTTCACCGAGTGGAGGCGGAGCTGGTGGTGCAGGTGTTACAAATACTATTTCAGGATCTTGCACAGCTTATGCTGGAGGCGGTGGAGGATCAGTAAATTGTGGTGGAGGTAATCCAGCTTTAATTGGCCCTGGCGGAGTTGGTGGTGGCGGAGCAGGAAATTTAGGTAATGGAGGTAATACTCCAAATCGTGCAACCAATGCCGTTCCAGGAACTGTTAACACTGGAGGAGGTGGAGGTGGAGTAGCAGATGCTTCTCAACCAGGTCCAGATTATCCGATTGTTTCTGGTTCAGGTGGTTCAGGTATAATTATTGTCAGGTCACCAACAGGTGCGCCTTTAACAGCTTCACCGTGCACGAACACAGTTTCTTGTGTATGCGGTGCTACGGTTGCTACATTTACAGTTTCAGGTACATTAACTGTAAATTAAAGAGATAGACTAATGTATCAAAATAAACTAAAATACTTTTTAGGAGGAATAAAAAGATGGCACATTTCGCAGAACTAGAGTCAAAAGTTGACCCAACTGGTTTTACATCTGATACACATCAGATTGTAAAAAGAGTTGTTGTAGTCGGCAATGATATCCCTGCTAATGGCGGAACTTTAGGAGATAATGATATGCACGTCGATGGTGAAACTTGGTGTGCTAATTTCTTCAAAGGTGGTAGCTGGAAGCAGACTTCATACAATAACAATTTCAGAAAACAATATGCTGGAATTGGTTACAGATATGATTCAGGAAAAAATAAATTCATTGCACCACAACCTTATGCTTCTTGGTCATTAGATGCGTCTGATGATTGGCAAGCACCTGTCGCTTATCCAACTGTGACAACTTATGGAGATAATGCTCCATACAGAATACAGTGGGATGAAGACAATTTAAGATGGTTAGCTTATGATGCAAGTGACCCAGCAAATGAATTTGCTTGGGATCCTGACACATCTTCTTGGTCAGCTACTGGAAACTAATTAAAAAGGTTTTTCAATGGCTAGAAGTAATGGCGGTATAATTGGTAAAACGAACCAAAGCTCTTTTGGTAAGTGCACAGTTACGTCTGTTACAGCCACAGGTGATTTAACTACACAACCAGGGACTAGACTTGCTGAAACTTTAGTTATAGCAGGTGGTGGTGGCGGAGGTAAAGCTAGAGGTGGAGGCGGTGGCGCTGGTGGAATGATTAGATGCACTGAAGTTAGTGTATCTGGAAACACAAGTTATCCTATTGTAATAGGAGCTGGAGGTTCTGGTCGAAGTGGTGGAACTTTTGATAATAGACCAGCCGCAGATGCCAATGGAAATAATACAACAGCTTTTGATTTAATAGCAATAGCTGGAGGTGGAGGTTCTTCAAATATATCAACTCCAGCCGCAGGAGCACCTGGAGGATCAGGTGGAGGCGGTGCTGGTCAATGTGGTTCAACTGGTGGTACTGGAACAGCTTGTCAAGGAAATGATGGAGGTTCAGGTGATTTACCTGAAGGTGGTCCAGAACGAGGTGGTGGAGGTGGTGGTGCTGGTAGTGCAGGTGTTCCAAGAGCACCAGGGCCTACAGAATCAAATGGAGGAAATGGTTTAGCAAATTCAATTACAGGAAGTCCAGTAACATACGCAGGTGGTGGCGGAGGTGGAGCACCAGGTTCTGGTGGTTGCGGTGGAGCAGGTGGGCCAGGTGGAGGTGGAGCAGGCGGAAATTATCCTGGTTCAGGTTCTGGTGGAGCAGGTACAGCAGGTACAGCAAATTTAGGTGGTGGAGGTGGAGGAGGCTCTTTTGTATCCTCAAATCCTTTAACTCCTGGATCAGGAGCAAATGGTGGCTCTGGTATTGTAGTTGTAAAAGAATTATCAAAAGCAAGTGGTGTATGGAGTTTAACAAGTCAAAGAATAGCATTAAGTAATGGAACTTGGCCAAAACTTACGTTACAACCTTTTTCAGCTGACTATTTAATTGTAGGTGGTGGAGCATCAGGTGGTAACAATGTTGGTGGAGGCGGTGGTGCTGGAGGTTATAGAAGTTTATCTTTAACAACTTGTTCTGCAACAACTTATCCAGTGGTTGTTGGAGGCGGCGGTAGTGCAAGTGGAAATAATGGATCTCCTTCTAGTATAAATAGTAATATTGCAGCAGGAGGGGGTGCTGGAGGATGTGCTGCACCTGAAGCAGGTTCTGCTGGAGGATCAGGTGGAGGAGGTGGTCATAACTCACGACCAGGTGGAGCAGGAAATACTCCTCCTGTTAGTCCACCGCAAGGTAACTCAGGTGGAACAGGTCACGTATTTGGAGTAAACAATGCAAGAGGTGGTGGAGGTGGTGGTGGCTCAGGAAGTGGAGCACCTGGAAGCACAACTGGTGCAGGTGGAGCTGGAAGTCAATGGTTAAATTGTAGTTATTACGCTGGTGGTGGAGGCGGAGGATCTATTGGACCTCCTCCTGGAGGAGCAGGTGGAACTGGTGGTGGCGGAGCAGGTGGACAAGGAACTACTGGAACTGCTGGAACAGTTAATACTGGTGGTGGTGGCGGAGCAGGTGGGACATCACCGAGTCCTGGTGGAGCAGGAGGTTCTGGTATTGTAATTGTTAGATCACCATCTGCAACAGATGGATATATTTCAGTAACCCCTGGAACAAATACAGTATCTACAACACCATGTGGAGTTGTGGTTGCTACATTTACAGTTTCTGGATGTTATGTTGTAGCTGATGAATTGTAATCCTTGACAATTTTGTTCTAATAAATATAAATCCTATTTATATAAAGGTATGAATCTACAGAATTATTATTGGTATTTTAAATCAGCATTAACTCCACGATTTTGTGATGAGTTAATTAAGTATGGAAATCAGCAACAAGAACAAATTGCATTAACGGGTGGACAAACTAAAAAGTTAGCTGAGTTGGAAAAAAAGAAACCAATACCTAAAAAGAAAAAGAAAATTAAAAGAACTTCTGCGAATGCTCATTTAACCGATGAGCAAATAGAAGCGATGGATCCAGCTAAGAAATTAGATGAAAAAGATTTAAATGATTTAAAACAAAAAAGAGATTCTAATATTGTTTGGGTTAATGATAGATGGGTCTATAAAGAAATACAACCTTATGTACACCAAGCCAATGCAAATGCAGGTTGGAATTTTAATTGGGATTTTTCTGAGTCTTGTCAATTTACAAAATATAAATTAAATCAATTTTATGATTGGCATTGTGATAGCTGGGAGCAACCCTACAACAATCCAGACAATCCAAACACGCACGGTAAAATTAGAAAATTATCAGTGACGTGTTGTTTATCAGATGAAAAAGATTATGAAGGTGGTGAACTCGAATTTCAATTTAGAAATATGGATGATCCAACTGTAACACGAACGTGTACTGAAATATTACCTCGTGGCTCTATCGTGGTATTTCCTTCATTTGTGTGGCATAGAGTAAAACCTGTAACGAAAGGAACAAGATATTCTTTAGTGATTTGGAACTTAGGATATCCATTTAGATAATATGGCAAAAGAAGATCAATTACAAACTTCATTTTATTTTCAAACACCAATTTATCATATTGAGATACCTGAATGGGTTAATCACGTAGATAAAGTTTGTGAGAAATATGTAAAAGACGCTAGAAAAAGAAATCAAAAAGCAATTAAAGATAGAGAAAAGAAATGGAAGAAAAAAGGTTTAGGCGACATTGGAATGTCACATCACTCTACATCTTTAATTAATGATCCTGATTTAAAAGAATTTCAAGAATATGTTGGAGCAACGAGTTGGAATGTTTTAGATCATATGGGTTATGATTTATCTGGCTATGAATTGTTTTGGACAGAGTTTTGGGTGCAACATTTTGGAGACAAAGGTGGTGGACATCACGAAGGTCATATTCATTATGATAATCATATTTCCGGTTTTTATTTCTTACGTTGTAGTGAGAAAACTTCAGTTCCTGTTTTTCATGATCCAAGACAAGCTAAACTGATGAATGATTTACCAAGAAAAAATGAAGAGGAAGTATCAGCAGCATCACCTCTTATTCATTATAAACCAAAACCTGGTACTATGATTTTTATTCCAGCCTATTTAGAGCATCAATATACAGTTGACATGGGAGTAGAAGATTTTAGATTTATTCATTTTAACTTACAAGCGGTGAGAAGAATGATTACAGATACAATTAGAAAACAAGCCAATATTGAACAACCAAAGAAAGGAAAGAAAAAATGAGTTTTAAAACAAATGGTTATACTATAATTAAAAAAGCAGTTGATCCTAAAATTGCTAATTTTGTTTACAAGTATTTTTTATTAAAAAGACAAGTTGCAAGAACTTTGTTTGATACCAAATACATTTCACCTTTTACAGAATATTGGGGTGTATGGAATGACCAACAAGTTCCTGAAACCTATTCTCATTATGGTGATGTTGCAATGGACACATTACTCACAGAAGTCAAACCTGTCATGGAAAAAGAAACAGGATTAAAGTTAATTGAAACTTATGCTTATGCAAGAATTTATAAAAAAGGGGACATCCTTCATCGACACAAAGATAGATTTAGTTGTGAAATATCAACGACAATGAATCTAGGTGGAGATGACTGGCCCATTTATATTGCAACAAAAGAATCAGATGGTTCGGTTGCAAAAGATGGATCTTATAAACCCTCAAAAGCAAAAGGTGTTAAAGTGACCTTGAATCCAGGTGATATGCTCGTTTATAGAGGTAATATCTTAGAACATTGGAGAGAAGCTTTTAAAGGTAAAGATTGCGGACAAGTATTTTTACACTATAATAATAAAGCAACTAAAGGCTCAGAAGACAATAAGTTTGATAGAAGACCACATCTAGGACTTCCATCTTGGTTTAAAAAGTGATATAGTTTCGACATGCTGAGGTAGACTCACCACCACACCAGTCTACCTTAGCGCCAATTTGTATGGAGAATTATGTTACAAAAAATACAATTTTTACCTGGCTTTAATAAACAGATCACAGCAACCACAGCTGAAGGTCAGTGGATTGATGGTGATAATGTTAGGTTTCGTTATAGCACCCCTGAAAAGATAGGTGGCTGGTCTCAGCTAGGAGAGAATAAACTTACAGGTGCAACAAGAGCTATTCAACATCACTTTAATAAAGCAGGGACAAAGTTTTCAATTATAGGAACTAATAGAATTTTATATGTATATACAGGGGGAGTATTCTATGACATTCACCCGATTAAATCTACAAATACTTTAACCAATGCTTTTACAACAACTAATGGTTCTACTTCGGTAACCATTACTTTTTCTACTGCGCATAATATTGGTGTAGGAGATATTATTCTTTTAGATAATTTTACAACAATTACAGGATCCGATTATACCGCAGCAGATTTTGACGATAAAAAATTTATGGTCACAACAGTGCCATCAGATACGACTTTAACTATTACCATGCCGTCAGCTGAAACAGGTGCGGGTGCAACAACATCAGGTGGGATTAGAGTTCAACATTATTATCCAGTGGGTCCAGCACAAGAATTAGAAGGTTTTGGTTATGGATTAGGTCAATGGGGTGGAACAGTATCAGGAGAAGCAACAACAACATTAGTAAGTACCATTAACTCTGTTCAAACAACAGGTATTCAATTAACTGATGCTTCTCAGTTCCCAACTTCAGGTACAAACTTTGTTCAAATTGGTTCAGAAGAAATTTCTTATACAGGTATTACAAGTGGAGAATTAACCGGTGTAACAAGGGGAGTTAGAAATACAACACCTGCAAGTCATACGATTGGTGCAACCATTACCAATTCATCTGATTATGTAGCATGGGGCGAAGCAGCATCCGGTGACTTAGTCTTTGAACCAGGTCTATGGTCTATTGATGCGTATGGTGATTTACTTATTTGTTTAATTCATAATAGTGCATGCTTTCAGTGGGACAGTAATGCAACAAACGCGGTTACACAAAGAGCAACGATTATATCAGGAGCTCCAACCGCATCCCACGATATGATTGTATCTACACCAGACAGGCACTTAGTATTTTTTGGAACTGAAACTACTATTGGTGATCCAACCACACAAGACTCAATGTTTATTAGATTTTCAGATCAAGAAGATATTAATACTTATACACCAACATCAGTTAATACTGCAGGAACACAAAGACTTGCAGATGGATCCACGATTGTTGGAGTGGTTCGAGGTCGTAATGCAATTTATGTTTGGACGGATACAGCACTCTTTACTATGCGTTTTATTGGTCCTCCGTTTACATTTGGTTTTGAACAAGTGGGTACAAATTGTGGTTTGATTGGAATCAATGCTGCAGTTGAAGTTGATGGTACGGCATATTGGTTATCTGAAAACGGTTTCTTTAGATATGCCGGTAATCTTGAATCCATGATTTGTTTAGTTGAAGATTATGTATTTGAAGATATCAATTTAACAGCAACATCCTTAATTAATGCAGGAGTCAATAATTTGTTTGGTGAGATTACATGGTTCTATTGCACGGGTAGTTCTGAAGTTGTGAACCGTTGTGTAACGTATAACTATAATGAATCTACATCACAAAGACCCATATGGACTACAGGATCTTTAGCCAGAACTGCGTGGGTAGATTCTGCAGTATTTGGAAAACCACATGCAGCAGCGTATAATATAACAGATAATGCATCTTATGATGTGATTGGTAATACGGAAGGTTCTTCCATATACTATGAACATGAAACAGGAACTGATGAAGTCAACACATCGGGTATAACAGCTATTACATCTAATATTCAGTCAGGTGATTTTGATATCACATCACAAGGTCAAGGTAGTTTTGATTTAAGAGGAGATGGTGAATATATTATGAAGATTAGAAGATTTGTTCCAGACTTTTTATCTCAAACAGGTAACTCACAAGTGACATTAAATTTAAGAGATTATCCTAATAACTCTCGAGCAAGTTCTTCGTTGGGTCCATTTACGATTAATTCTTCAACAACTAAAGTTGATACGCGTGCAAGAGCAAGAGCAGTATCATTAAAAGTTGCTAATACGGGAGCTTCACAAGACTGGAAGCTAGGGACTTTTAGATTAGATATACAACCGGATGGTAGAAGATAATGGCAAAAATAGTACAGACATTAACAAGACCAGGAAAAGAATATAAAAAAGAAGTCTTTGATGCTATCATCAGAGATATTGATGCAATTGTACAAAAATTAAATTCTACCTTTCAACAAGATTTAAAAGAAGAATTAGAAAGAAAAGAATTATTTATGAATAGGTATGATTGCTAATGAGTTGTAATAACGTAAACTTTGAAAATCCTTTTGATCTTAATGTTTCTAGTGGAGCTTTATCTCCTAGCTACAAACAAGTCTATAAATTCGGACAAAATGCAGTTGTTGGAAATAGTATGGAAACTATTTGGCTACAAGGAGGACTTT